TACACAATATGGTAAATCAGGAAACGTCATCAAGCAATACGATTTCTTTGATATCTTCCCAATTCAGGTCGATGAAATGGGTGTTGATTGGGAATCAACCAATCAGATTCAAACGTTTGGTGTAACATTTGCCTATAACTACTGGCTGCCAGTAGTAAGAGCAAATGGCACGAACATCAATCCTACAGCCTAAAATAAATAGAGGGGAAGTTAAAGTGCTTCCCCTTAATTTAACTAGGATGATAAAATGAAATTATTTGGTTTTGAATTTCAGCGTAAAGTACCAGTCGATACAGCGCCATCGTTTGCTCCGAAAGAGCCAGATGATGGTGCTGTCGTCGTCGCAGCAGGTGGTGCATATGGAACGTATGTCGATCTAGATGGAACTGTTCGTACTGAAGCCGAGTTAGTAACCAAGTATAGAGAGATGTCCCTGCAGCCGGAAATCGACGCAGCAGTAGACGAGATAGTAAACGAATCTATATCTATCGATGAAGAACACATAGTAGACATCATCTTAGACAACCTCGATATCTCAGATAAGATCAAGAAGATCATCAGAGAAGAATTTCAAAACGTACTCAACATCCTTAACTTTCAATCGAGAGCCTACGAGATCTACCGCCGCTGGTATATCGATGGTAGAATGTACTATCATGTCGTCATCGATGAGAAAGACGTTAAAGCTGGAATCAAAGAGGTCAGATACATCGATCCAAGAAAGATTCGTAAGATACGTGAAGTAGCAAAGAGAAGAGTTGCTGGCGGTGAAGGTGGCGAGGCCATCGTCCCAAAGGTGCAGAACGAATACTTCATCTTCAACGACAAGGGATTTAACTACGGAAATAAGTCCGTAGGACCTACTACTACCGGTATGAAGATCGCCAAGGACTCCGTCGTATACGTGACGTCCGGCCTTACCGACACTCAGGGTACCATGGTACTCTCGTATCTGCATAAGGCAATCAAGGCCCTCAACCAGCTCCGCACGCTTGAAGACGCACTCGTAATCTATCGTCTCGCGCGCGCACCCGAGAGACGCATCTGGTACATCGACGTTGGTAATCTACCAAAGATGAAGGCAGAGCAGTACGTTCGCGACATCATGGTGAAGCATAAGAATCGCTTGATCTATGATGGCAATACCGGTGAAGTTCGCGACGATCGTAAGTTCATGACGATGCTCGAGGACTACTGGCTTCCACGTCGTGAAGGCGGTCGTGGTACCGAAGTAACTACGCTTCCCGGTGGTCAAACTCTCGGACAGATGGACGACGTTCTATACTTCCAAAAGAAGATGTACCAGACTCTGAACGTTCCAGTGAACAGACTCAACTCAGATGCGTTGTTCTCACTTGGACGTGCTACCGAAGTGACTAGAGACGAATTAAAATTCGCTAAGTTCATTACCAGACTTCGCGGTAGATTCAGTACCCTGTTTACATCTCTGCTTGAGAAGCAATTGGTACTTAAGGGTATCATGTCTATCGAAGACTGGCAGAATATCGCGCCAGACATTAGATACAACTTTGCCAAGGATAACTACTTTACTGAGCTAAAAGATGCTGAGATGATTCAGAATCGTGCTCAGCTGATGATGACAATTGAACAGGGCGGACTGCTCGGTAAGTACTACTCATATGAGTGGGCTCGTAAGAACATCCTTCAGCAGTCAGACGACGATATCGAAGAGCAAGATAAACTTATTCAGGAAGAACAAGATGATCCTCGTTGGAATCCTTCTCCAGTCGACGAAAACGGCAACCCAATGGCAGCCGAAGGCGTGCAGCCGTTAGCAAGCGACGAAGACACCGATGCTACCCCTGAGACAGATGAGAAGAATGCTAAGCTCAGAGAGGCAGAAGCTACAGTAAATCTGCTGAAGAAGAAAGATAAGCGCTCTATACAGGATGAATCTAAATATAGATCAGCAATTCAACTTCTAGCTAGAAACAAATAAGGACTATAGAACATGACGGAAATAGAAGCGAGAGTGGCAGACCTAATTAATTTTAGCTCTAATCAAAAGCCCATCGAGTTTGAAGACGCATTTAAGTCTGTTATCCATGCAAAGGTAGCAGCTGCTATTGAAGATAAGAAGGCAGAGATTGCGCAGAGAATGTTTACTCCTCCATCAGATGAATCAGAGTCTGAAGAAGAGTTTGAAAACGAAATCGAAGATACAGAAACAGAGTACGAGGACGACGAAGATGGCGAAGCAGCTTAAAGACATCCTAGCAGGAGTAAAATCTTCTAAGATTGTTCCAGGTTCAACTGGTTCTGATCCTGGTGTAGATTATGCACCTAAGGCTCCAAACGAGCAAAAGTTCGTAAAGAAGCACAGCACAGAAAAGCACGCAGATCGCGTCGGCAACGGCGATGACGTATATCAAGCAACTAACGTTAAGCACTCTCAAGTAGCTGATGTAAAGCACGGTTACAAGAAGCCAGAAGACAAGAAGGTCAACGAAGCTAAAGAACAAGCTAAGTGCAATATGACGGAAGCCGGTACTTCATGCCCTGTTCATGAGATGGCCGACTGCTCAAAGTCAAAGACACTCAAAGAAGTCATCACAAAGAAGACTCCAGCCGGTGAAGTAATCAAAGACTTCCAAAAGTCAGACAATCCAAAGTTTGCCGGTAAGTCTCAAGAGAAGCGCAAGCAGATGGCCCTCGCCGCCTACTATGCTAAGCAGCGCAACGAAGAAGTCGAGTCAGTAGACGAAGCTGGTTCAAAACAAGGTTACCAGTCATGGCCAGGTACAAAGAAAAAAGCTTTTTTCACTAATAAAGCAATGTCAGATGAGACTGCTAAGTGGAAAGCTCGTAAAGATAAAGAGCGTGCAGAACGTGAAGCAGCTGCTAAGCAGCGCAACGAAGAAGTCGAGCTTGACGAAGATACCATGTCTGTAAGAGACGCTAATAAACTTCAAGATAAGCATGCTTCTGCCGCTCAACATGCTCGTAAAGCTGGCGACAAGAAAGCATACAATGCACATATGCAGCATGCCGCTTCTATTGAAGATAAAGTTATTCAGAGCAGAAGCGGTAGTACTATCGCGGGTAAATCATTAAAAGCTAAGTCTGAAAAATTATTCAAAGACCATCCATATGGTATTAAAGAAGAAACCGAGGGTTTTAATTCGGGGGCTGAACACGGAATTGGCTCCGCCGAAACTATTAAAGAAGATCTTGCTATGCCTCTTCTCGGTGGCGGCGACGATGAATCAGCTGAGATGGCAAAGACGCAGCTTCGCGCCCTTGCTAACAAGGCACTACACCTCGCTATGCAGCTGAGCGACGATCAAGTAGTTGAACCTTGGGTACAATCAAAGATCGCTGTCGCGAAGGATCATGTTACTGCAGTTCACGACTATATGGTCTACGGAGATCATTCTAAAGATAAGGAAGACGAGCAGACTGCTCCATATGACGGCAGCATCGACATGTCTGGTTCTCCTAGAGACACATTTCCTAATTTCTCAGTAGATGTAAACACAGGAAGAAACGTATGAATATCATTAAGCCATTGGCAAGTCAAATATCTTTGACTACAGCTAATACTATCAATGGTTCACAGATTGTCTATATTAGCACTACAGCTGCAGCTGTAATCACAGTCGCAAATAGTGGTGGTACAATTGGTACTTTTACACTGCCGGCAAATCAGTACATTTGGGTAGATAAGAATCCAACTGATACCATTGCTGCAAATGTTGCTGTATTTGCAACATCTTCTGCATATAGAGGCTAAAATGAAACTTATTACAGAACTAACAGAAGAGATCGAGTACATTACGGAAGCCAGAGAAGACGGATCTAAGGATCACTACATCCACGGCATCTTCATGCAGGCTGATACTCCAAACCGCAACGGTCGTATCTATCCAATAGGCGTGATGGAGAATGCCGTTAATAAGTACATCGAGACTCATATCAATAAAAAGCGTGGTTTTGGTGAGCTTAATCATCCATCCGGACCTCAGATTAATCTTGACCGCGTATCTCACATGATTGTAGAACTAAAGCGTGACGGTTCTAACTTCATTGGTAAAGCAAGACTTAC